CATTCGGACAACGACATAAGAAATATAGGTGACCAATAATGGCAGACCAAGACACACTTGATGCAATTCAGGCGGCAGCCGAAGTTGCACAATCATCAGAAATGAGTGAACCAGTAGTGCCAGGATTTACTGCAGACGACCTTGCAAAGGCTCGTGCTCAGGAAAAGGCAAAGCTGTATCCTCAGATGGAAAAGATGGCTGAAGAACTTGCAGCCATGAAGAAGGCTAAAGAAGAAGAAGAAGCTCGACGTGCTGCAAAGCGTGCTGAGCGTGAAGCTTCCAAAGCCGAAAAGCAAAAGCAAAAGCAAGAAAAGGAACTTTCCTTCAAAGAACTCCTCGCTAAGAAGGAGCAAGAATTTCAGTCTCAGCTTGAGAATGAACGTCTTGAGAGAGAGAAGGCTATTGCCCTCCTTGAAAAGGAACGGCAGTATCAAGAGTTGCAGAACTACCGTCAACGTCGCATCGAAGAAGAGCGGGACAGCATTGTTCCAGAGCTTATCGATTTAGTTGATGGCGATTCACAAGATGCAGTTGAGCAGAGCATCGCAATTCTTAAGGAAAAATCTGCCAGAATTTCAGACTCTGTAAAGCAGGCAATGTCGTCTGCCAAGCAGAACATGGTAGGTGCACGTATTACTGCACCTGCATCAGGACCCCTCGATAATGATTCGGAACAACAAATCACTACACCTGATTCAGTCAGGGATATGTCAATGGCAGACTATGCGAAGAATAGGGCCAAATTACTTGGCAGTGCAAGCACTAATCGTGGTCAGGGACTGTTCGGTTAAACCCCTCCAACTAACACTCTAGAAAGGACTTGACCTAAATGGCAAGTGCAATTACAGGTACAGGGCAACTCGCTGGAGCCCCTACCGCTTACTCAGGTGCTAATAGCTCACTGAACCAAGCAATTCAAACAATCTGGTCCAAGGAAATCTTGTTCCAGGCAATGCCTATCCTTCGTTTCGAGCAGTTCGCAGTTAAGAAGACTGAACTTGGTGTCGCACCTGGTCTTCGTGTGAACTTCCTCCGTTACAAGAACTTTGCGGTCGACCCAACACCTCTTACTGAAGGTGTTCGTATGACCACAAACGCTCTTACCGCAGAGCAGATTGCAATCACAGTTGCAGAACACGGCTATGCTGTTGCTGTTTCTGAGTTGCTTTTGAACGCATCATTCGATGACGTTATGGCATCTGCTTCACGTCTTCTTGGTCGCCACATGGCACAGTACCTCGACGTACAGGCTCGCAACACACTTTCTGCTGCTACATCTGCTGTCTTTGGTTACGACCGTTCAGGCATCACAGGTGGCGCTTTCACAAACTACGATGAGGGTTCTGCTGCGACTTCTATCGCATCAGTTTCTGCAAATCACAAGTTGACCACAGGCGCAATCAAGGATGCTGCTCTTACCCTTGCTGGTAAGAACATCCCTCGCTTGGGCGAAACCTACGTACAGTTCGTTCACCCAAAGCAGTCTCGTGACCTTCGCTCGAACCCAGAGTTCATTGAAGTTACGAAGTACGCTGCTCCAGGTAACTTCATGCTCGGTGAAATCGGCCGTCTCTATGACGTAGTCTTCATTGAGACAACCCAAGTTAAGAAGATTGCTTCTGGCACATCTGTTAACTACTCATCTTCAGTCGGTGCTCCTTCAGACCAGACTGGTGTTCCAGTTACCTCTAACACCGCTCCTGGTCTTGGTGGTAACCCAGAAAACCCAGGTGCTACCGCACCTACAGGCACAACCACAACCGATGTCTACGAATCAATCATGATTGGTGACAACGCTTTTGGTCACGCTATCTCACTCCCTGTTGAACTCCGTGACGGTGGCGTTCTCGACTTCGGTCGTGAGCACGCTCTTGCATGGTACGCAATTTGGGGTCTTGGTGTAATCACTGACCAGGCTATCGTCAAGGTCTACACCGCTTAATTGCATTACCCGATGCCTGTGGCCCCTCCTCCTTCCTGGGGCCACAGTCATCCCTAACCAAAAAACTTACTTAGGAGAATCATAACCGTGGCAAATACACCAACAAGTCCGCTTGACGCAACAGGCCGTGCAGCGGAAGCAGCAGCAAAGAAGAACGCAAAAGCATTACAAGACCGCAAAGATGAGATTTCAATTGCGGCACAGATTGAGGCAGAGAGCCTAGAGAACGATGTCTTCGACCCAAAGAAGCCAGACGCTCCTCTAGTTCTAGATGAAATCGAAAACGTAGGCGTAAGCACCGCTAATCAGCGTGTGATTATTCGTACTATTACTGATATCGAAGAGATGACCTTTGGTGTTGGTAACCACTACAGCTTTAAAGCTGGAGTTAAGTACAGTGTTTCGCCAGAACTTGCAGATTATCTAGAACAACTTGGGTACATTTGGCGGCCAAACTAAGCCGTCGCTGACTGTCCTCCCTCAACTGGTTCCCGCCCTCCTCCCAGTTGGGGGTTGGACCTTTTTATTTTTAGTCAGTGCGAGATACTTGCGCTAACATTTCGGAGGTTACGTGGCAACGCTTAATAGTCTGGCAGACCGTTTACGGTTTGAAATTGGAGATGCAGGCAAGTCCTTCGTCTACCAATTCGTAGCAGACGGAACCACTAACCGTTTTCTTGTCCCCTATTCTCCTATTGATGGGCCTTCCCTTATCATTCAGGTCAATGGGGTAGATGTGTCCACCACTGTAGAGGTTGAAGAGCTCAGTGGTTTTATTACTTTTGACACCACACCAGCTGCAGGGCATACCGTGGTGGTATCAGGAACGTATTATCGCTACTTTTTAAACCACGAAATTTGTGGATTTGTTGAGACCGCTTTTGGTCAACATATTGCTAACCATGCTGATGCTTACGGTCGTGGATACACCATTCGCACTCTTCCAGGAATTGAAGAGTACCCAGTAGTCGTATACGCCTCAACCTTGGCTTTGTACACCTTGGCTACGGATGCTTCTTTTGACATTGACATTACCGCCCCAGATGGCGTGATGATTCCTCGCTCTGAACGCTACCGCCAGCTCATGCAGATGATTGAAGAGCGCAAGAATCAATACAAAGAACTCTGCTCACAGCTCGGTATTGGTCTTTACAAGATTGACGTCTTTACCTTGCGTCGTATCTCTAAGACTACCAACAACTATGTGCCTGTCTATCTTCCACAGGAAGTGGATGACAAAGCTATGCCACAACGTGCACTGCTTTCTATGCCAAGCTATGGAAGCGCCATCTCCCCTTCAGATGTTCCTTCATTTGACCTTACTATGTACCAAGGCGATTCCTTCCAAGTTGAGTTGGATTTTCCATTCGACATTACGGGCTACAGCCTTGCATCTCAAATTCGTTTGCAACCAGGAGATGCTACTTTGTTAGCAACCTTTACTGTCACTCCTGTGTCGGGAAGCAACAACAAGCTTCAGCTGTCATTAACCAGTGACCAAACAACTATGCTGCCAGAACGTGCATATTGGGATATTCAAGCAACAACTTCTAATGACCCAACATACCAAAAGACATACATGCGTGGAACTGTCTTTACTACACGTGAGGTGACGATGTAATGGCAAGAGTAACCTGTCAGTGTTTGGGTGAGTGCAGTTGCGGCTATGACAGCATGACTGCTCAACAAGTTACCGTTATTCAAGTTCTTCCTGGACAAGGTGGAGCTCGTGGTCTTCAGGGTATCCAAGGAACACAAGGCGCATCGGGAAGTCAAGGTGTTCAAGGTATCCAAGGAATTGGTACACAGGGAACCTCTGGTACCTCTGTTAATATTCTTGGTTCATACAACTCTTATGCTGCGTTAGTTGCTGCACATCCAACAGGTAACACGGGTGATGCATATGTCATTGGTACTGACTTATATGTATGGGCTGGTAGCGCTTGGGAAAATGTTGGCCCTATTGTAGGTCCCGCAGGAGCTCAAGGTTTGCAAGGACCTATTGGTGCAGGAACTCAAGGTACAACTGGTATCCAAGGCGCAACGGGAACACAGGGATTTACGGGTGTTCAAGGAGCGACTGGTTCTGGAACACAGGGTGCATCTGGTATTCAGGGTTTTTCTGGTGTTCAAGGAGCTCAAGGTTTACAGGGAGCAACAGGAGCTGGAACGCAAGGCACCACAGGTTCTCAGGGCCTTACAGGAATCCAAGGAGCAGTAGGTCTACAAGGAAGTACAGGCTCTGGGGCTCAAGGAACACAAGGAATTATTGGTGTTCAAGGTGCTGCAGGTCCTGCAGGCTCTCCAGAATCTATTTCCTATGTGTATACCCAAAATACACCAAGTGACACGTGGGTCATTAACCACAATTTAAACTTCTATCCTAACGTTACATTCCAGGACTCTGGAGGTACAATCGTCGAAGGAGAAATTAATTACACCACTCGGAACACTCTTACCGCTACATTCTCGGCAGCGTTTTCAGGTAAAGCCTATTTATCTTAAGGAGATAATCGAGTGGCACGTAAATATCTAACCCCTATTGACCTCACAGGTCTTGAACTACAAAATGCCAAGATTCAAAACTTGGCGACAGACCCTTCTGCTTATGGCAAGGGCCATGTCTACTTTAACACCACCCATAACGAGCTCCGTGTCTACGACGGCACAAACTGGCAGCCAGTAGGTGGAGCAATTGCTTACGGCAATACCGCTTCTCGCCCAGCTGCGGGTAATGCAGGTAATGCGTATGCAGATACCCAAACCCAAACCCTGTACATCGACAACGGAACCTCATGGGTTCAAATTGGCGTTAACCCAGGTGACCTTTCTACAGCGATTTCAAACGCTGCCCTTACTTCAACAGACCAGCTCTCTGAGGGAACAACCAACCTTTACTACACAGACTCACGTGCACGTGGCGCCGTGTCTGCATCTTCAAGCCAAGGTCTTTCTTATGACTCTGGTACTGGTGTATTTAGTGTTGATTACACAAGCCTTGAATCAAACCTTGTAACAGACGGGTTTGCTAAGACCTCTGACATCCCAACTGCTCAGTCTATTACCAATGAGATTGCTGGCGACCTTGTTACGGGTTCTACGTACCTCACCACAGGTACCGACGCAGGTAACACCTACGTTGACCTAAATCTTTCAACACTTGAAACACAGCTTACAACAGATGGATATGCTAAGACCTCAGATATCCCATCACTGTCCAACTACATCCAAACTGGCGATGATGCAAGCCTTACCAGCCTAACCCTTACTCACAACGGCAGTTCTGGTGAGAACCTCAAGATTGGTGACGACTCTTGGCTTGGCGACGTTAACCTTTCTAACACCTTTAACGTCAAGGGCGTAGAAGATGGAACTCAAGGTTTTATCTCCTTTGGTAACAATGGAACCCTTATCTCACCTCCAGCTAAGAACAACTACGTTGGATTTAATGGGTCTGATTTACAGGTTGGTTCTGCTAACCACATCATCCTTCTTCCTACAAGTGGATATGCCTACTTAGGAACACCATTGATGGATGGAAGCAACCGTATTGCTAAGTTGTCTGACATCTCAGGAAACTACATCAGTTCTGTTGATTCAAACATCTTCAACGTTTCGTCTGGAACACTTCAACTTAACTCTGTTGTTTCTTTCAATGATGGAGAACTTCACCTTAAGAAGACTGAGTACTGGTACGGCGGAGATGTAAGCGGAACTCAGGAAGGTGTCATCGAGGCCCACTCTGACGGCACATTCCGTGTAAGCGCAATCAGCAACAACCTTGTCCTCGAATCAAATAATGGATTGTTGTCACTTGCTGGTGATAGCGGAGTTGAGTCGCTCTCTAACTTCCAAACATCTTCTGGAGCCAACATTACATCAGGAAACAACCTGTATGTAAAGAACGGCATCTACGCTGGTGGAACTGATACGTCAACTGACGGATACCTGTACATCCAGGATGCTTCAGGCAACAACCTTGTAAGCTTAAGCGGAACTGCTGGTGCAGGTTTCATCGAGGCTCATGGGCA